ATCCAGGTCGGCGCAACTGCGCCGCTGCCGGTCACCGTCTCCAACCCGTCGACCACCCCGGCCGGCGTTCCGTTCTCCGCCCGAACCCCGTCGTTCGTGGACGTGAACAACACCACGCGGCCGATCCTGTCGGTGCAGCATGCCGGCGTCGGTACGCTGAAGATGCTGCTGCGCCAGCTGGAAGTGTACAACGACGGCCAGGATGTGGCATTCGTCGACTTGGTCGTGGGCGGCACGCTGACCGGGGACACCTTCAGCGCGGTCGATCCCGGCAGCGAGTTCGAAGTGGACACGGCCGCGACCGCCATCACCGGCGGGATCGTGATCGCCAGCGTGCTGGTCGGCCGCGACACGACCCGGGAACTGACCGGGGATCTGAACTCGGCACTTCTGATCGACGGCACCGCCCCAGGTCCCGTTTCCGTGGTGGTCTCCGACGAAGCGGGCGGAAAGAAGGTCGCGGTGGCCGCGATCCTGTCCTGGCTGGAGAGCTGATCCGCCCTTGAATCCGCGATGAGAACGGCGTAAACTCCAAATCGACACCATGACAGACAAATTCCGAGCCGACGCGCAGATTCTGAAGGTGGCCCCCGAGCTGGGGCTGATCTTCGGCTGGGCTGTCGTCTGCAAGGTGGACGGCGAGTACTTCTACGACTCCGACAACGAAGCCGTGACCGAGCAGTGCATGCTGGAGTTCTCGACCGAGTTCGCCAAGTCGAAGCGTACAGCCTGCGCGATGCACGCCCGGGACGCGACCGGGCAGCCGGTCCCCGACGGGGGCGTGATCCACACCTTCCCGCTGACGACCGAGATCGCGGCGGCCCTGGACATCACCACGAAGCGGACCGGCCTGCTGGTCGCCCTGGCCCCTGACGACCCCGAAACGCTTGAAAAGGCGCGGCGAGGGGAGTACACAGGGTTCTCCATCGGCGGTTCCATCATCGAATTCGAGGAAGACGAAGCATGAGATTCGACGGCAAGACCACCCGGCGCCGCTTCAAGAAGCTGCGCCTGGACGAAATCAGTCTCGTCGACCAGCCCGCTTCTGGCCCCGCTCTGGTGGCGATCATGAAGCGCGCGGGCGAGCCGACCGAGAAGAACCGCATGGCGCTGACCACGCTGGCCGCTGGCCATACGCACAGCATCGTCATGGTGGAAGCTGAGGCAGGCGAGTACGCCGAGCTGAAGGCCGGGAAGACCGGAGAATCCCACTTTCACGTCCACGACTGGATCATGGACGACGCCGGCAACATCATCATCGGCGACGCCGACGGGCACAATCACGGCGTTTCGGCGCTGGTGAAGGCCACCGACGACGTCACGAACGAATCACTGGCCGAGGGCGTGTCTGCCTCGCTCGGCCAGCCCAAAACTCAGGCAGGCACCACCAAGGCCGCAGACAGCGGTACCACGGAGATCCAAGACATGACTCCCGAAGAGCAAGCCGCGTTCGAGAAGGCGGCCGAAGACAAGCTGGCCATCGAGAAGGCCCGCGCCGATCGCGCGGAAGCCGTCGTTCAGCTTTCCCCCTCCCAGCGTGCGCACTTCGACGCGCTCGCCCCCGAAGGCCAGGATGAGTTCCTGAAGGCCGAGGACAAGGATGCGATCGTCAAGAACGCGGCCGACTCCGACCCGGTCGTGTACAAGTCGCTCGACGGCGACGAGTTCCGCAAGTCGGACGACCCCCGGCTGGTCAAGGCCGCGCAGCGCGCGGACAAGGCCGAGAAGGCCGTGGCCGAGGCCGAGCTGGTCGCGAAGCGCAACGATCTCGTCAAGCGCGCCGGCGAGGAGCTGGCCCACCTGACGGGCGAGCTGACGGCGAAGGCCGACCTGCTCGGCGCGGTCGACAGCCTGCCGGTCGAGAAGCGCGAAGCGGTCGTGGCCATCCTGAAGTCGAAGGACGCCGGCATGCAGAAGGCGTTCGAGACGCTGGGCACCGCCGACGCCGGCGCGGACGCCGACAGCCCGGCTGCGAAGCTGGACACGCTCGCCAAGGCGAAGGCCGAGGCGAACCCCAACCTCACCCCGGAGCAGGCGTACAGCGCCGTCCTGGACACCCCCGAAGGTCGCGAGCTGCACGCGCAGCTGTGATCTGATCAACCCCAACCACCAAGGTACCAGAAAATGGCACGCGCTGAAAACGTTCAGACCATTTCCGCCACCGCCGGGGAAGCACTCGCGATTTTCCGCTTCGTGCACCTGATGGCCGATGGCAAGTTCGACTACGTCGACACGACCGACCTTCGCGCCGATGGCGTCACCGCCGAAGCCGCTGCGGCGGACGGCGACACGTTCGCCCTGGCCCCGTGTGGCCAGCCGGCGGTCATGCTGGTCGAAGCCGGCGAAGCGATCGCCGTCGGCGACCTGATTGCCGCCGAGGGCGGCACGGGCCGCGCGATGGTGGCTTCGGCTGCCGGCGCCGGTCAGTTCTCGATGGGTGTCGCCCTGACGGCCGCTTCGGCAGCCGGCGAAGTCGTCGAAGTTCTCCTTCAGCTGGCCGCAAACCAGGTCTGATCCCACCCCTAGCCCAAACAGGAAACTCAAATGGCTATCAACCAACCGGGCAGCGGTGACGTTCATGTCGACCGGCCCCTGACTCAGATCGCGATCGCGTACGCGCAGAACCCCGAGGCGTTCGTCGCCGACCGGGTCTTCCCTGTCCTTCCGGTCGCGAAGCAGACCGACAGCTACTTCACCATCCCGCGCGGAGCGTGGTTCCGCGACGAGATGAAGAAGCGGGCGCCGGGCGCCCTGTCCGCCGAGCGGACTCACGACGTGTCGACCGACACCTACGCCTGCGACGTGTGGGCGCTCCACGAGATGCTGGCCGATCAGGTGCGCGCGAACTACGATTCGCCGCTCCAGGCCGACCGGGAGATCACGGAAGGTCTGTCCCAGGCGGGCATGATCCGCAAGGAACGCGAGTTCGTCACGTCGTTCTTCACGTCGGGTCTGTGGACCGGCGACTACACCGGCGTCGACTCGGCCAGCCCGGGCGCGTCGCAGATCGGTCGCTGGGACCGTGCCGACTCGACTCCGATCGAGGACATCCGCGCGGCCAAGCGGCGCGTGCAGGCCCGGACGGGCTTCCGGCCGAACAAGCTGGTGCTCGGCCCCGAGGTGTACGATGCGCTGCTCGACCACCCGGACATCGTTGGCCGGATCGACCGTGGCCAGACCACGGGTGCCGCGCGCGTCATGCGTGAGAACCTTGCCGCGCTCTTCGAGCTGGACGAGGTTCTGGTCATGGAGTCGGTGTACAACAGCGCCGTCCAGGGCGCCACGGACAGCATCGGCTTCATCGGTGGCAAGTCCGCGCTGCTGGTCTACGCCGCGCCGAGCCCGGGTCTCTACGTCCCGTCCGGCGGCTACACCTTCAGCTGGACCGGCCTGATGGGCGCCGGCGCGCTCGGGATGCGCATGAAGCGGATCCGCGACGAGAAGCGCGAGTCCGACATGATCGAGATCCAGATGGCGTTCGACCAGAAGCTGGTCAGCGCGGACCTGGGGCAGTTCTTCATCACGGCCGTCAACTGACGTCGTCGGGGCTCGGAGGTACAGCCGAGCCCACCACATTCGCCCGCGGCCGAGGACGGCAAATCCGAGGCGTGGGCACCTTCAATTCGGACCGTCATAGTTGCGGCCAGTCCCGCCCGGGGTAATTCCCGGGCGGGAACGCGCAACAAACCAACCACCAAGGGAAAGCACGATGGGCGCATACGGCGCAGAGATCATGCCCGCAGGGCACGCCGAAGCAGTCACGCCGCACGACAGCACCAACTTCGCCAGGGAGATGGAAGGTCTGTATGTCGGCGTCACCGGCGACGTCGTCGTGGTACTTCCGAGTGGCACGGCCATCACGTTCGTCGGCGTCCCAGCCGGGACCATCCTTCCGGTGCGCTGCATCCGGGTCAATTCGACTTCCACCACCGCCACGTCGATCGTGGCACTTGCCACGAGGGCATCATGAGCTTCAAGAATCGACAGCTGGGCCGCAGCGAGAACCTTCGCGACGGATCACCCCTTCCTTCCCACGCCGCAACGATGGGCCTTGACGTGCAGCTGCTGACCCCGCAGAAGGTCACGCTGAAGCTGGACGGTGAGACGCTGTCCGTGGCTGAGGCCGACGACTTCGGCAGCCTGGAGCTGCTGACGTGGCAGGACCGCAACATCCACATCCTGGGCATGGAAGTCGACCTGACGCTGGTCAAGGGCGGCCTGACGAACGGCCTGATCACGACCGTCGACCTGGACGTGGGCATGGGTTCGGCTGCGGCTTCCGCGGCCACGCTCGCCACGACCATGATCGACTACCTGGAGAAGCAGGATCTGGACACGGACGCGCTGAGCCTGACCCTTCAGGC